TAAAAAAATCGACTGCAGAATTGAAAAAAGGATTTAAAACATTTTATAGAAGAATTAGATTTATAAAAAATCAAGAATCCCATAGAATAAAAGAAAATGTAAAATCTATTACAGCAAAAATAATAAATAAAAAAGTAAGAGTTGGTTTGGAATGGATTTCAAAAGGTGATAAAAAGGTTAGAAAAGAGCATACTATACTTGATGGACAAATTAGAACTATATCAGGAACTTTTAATTACCATGGCTATGAAACAAAATTTCCTGGAGGTTTTGGGATATCAAGATTAGATTTAGGCTGTAGATGTAAGACAAGAATCGTAAGATTATAAACTTTTTAGCTAAGAAGTTTAAATTAAAAATTAAGTGGAACTAACACCACTATAAAAAATAATTTTCAGACTAAGGTCTATAAATAGGAGGAAAAATATGGATTGGTTAAAAGAACTATTAGGCGAACAACTGTTTGCAAAGCTAGAAAAAAGTGAATTTTATAAGGAGTTTGGGCAAAAACTCAAAGGTAAATATCTTTATGATAGTAAAAAGCATATGCCTAAAGAAGAGTTTAACAAAAAAAATAATGACTTAAAAGATTATAAGAAACAATTAGAAGATACAAAAGCATTATATGAAGCTGAGAAAAATAAATATAAAGATATGATTACAGCTGACGACCATAAAGCAAAATTAGCAGATATGGAAAAAACATTTAAAAGTGAAATGGAATCAAAAGAATCAGCTTTTCAACTACAAATTGAAACCAGGGAAAAAGAATTTGAAAATGCTACTAAATTATCATTAGCTGAACAAATGTTAATTGATAATGGTGTTAGTAAAGAGGATGCAGATCTTTTAATAAATAAAGTTTCATTGGATCAATTGGTTGTCAAAGAGGGTAAAATTTTAAATGAAGATAGTATTATATTGCCTATGAAAGAAAAATATAAAAAATATTTTGGAAACTCAAATGTTGTTGGTACACCTCCAGTCGGTGGATCGAAAACTAATTCTAATATGTTTGAAGAAGCTTTAGAGGAAGCTAAGAAAAGTGGCGATATAGCAAGGGAAATTTCAATTCAAATGCAGTATGATGACTGGAAAAAAAATAATTCGTAAGGAAGTGTAATAATGGCTTATACAGGATTAGATACCAGTAATTACGCTGGTAATATTTTTAAATTAGGTAAAATTAGAGCCCCATTTTTGGCAAAATTACTAAATATACCTGTTGATATGACTAATTGGAATATTATGACAGCTATTTCAGCGGGGAAAGTAAGAATTGTAAACTCTAATTTATTTACAGTAGCACAAACATCAAGTATTACAGCTCCAGCACAAACAAGAGTTGTTGCCGAAGATGACAGTAGAACTCCGACACCTACTACATATACAAGAGGACAGGATACAAATGCCATCCAGGTCCATCAACAAGTTGCAGAAGTACCAGATATTAAAGAATCTAACTATGGTCAAAGAGCTGGATTAAATGTTAATGAACCCATTCAACCAGTTAGCGAACTTGATTTTCAGGTTCAATCTAATATGACACAGATAGCAGTAGATTTAAATTATTCATGTCTTAATGGTAGTTATCAAGCGGCTGCTGCAAGTACAGCGGGTAAAACAAGAGGTTTAGCAAATGCAATTTCAACTAATAATGTTGCGGCTGCATCGGCTGATTTGGAAAAAGCAATGGTTAATGAAATACTTAGGACTATGCAATTGGCAGGAGCCCCATTAATGGATATTGTTTGCGTATGTTCAGGTATTCAAATTGAAAGAATGAATGATATTTACGGTTATCCAGTACAGAGTAATTCCCAAGGTGGATATAATATACAAAGAATATCAACACCATATGGCGACTTTACATTAATAAATGATTATAATACTCCAACTGATGAGGTATATTTTACTGAAATGTCGGATCTAAAAATTGTTATTCAACCTTTGCCATCTGGTTTAGCAGTAGTGGAACCATTAGCAAGAACAGGAGCAAGTAATAAAATTCAAATTCTATTACAGGCTGGTTTGGATTATGGTCCAGAAGAACATCATGGGTCAATAACTGGTTTATCAACTTCATAATAAAATCTTGGAACTAATGTATTAAATAAATTTAATACTACAGGAGGAATATAAATGAGTACAAATTTAAAGACTAAAATAGAACAAAAAGTAAAAAACCCTCAGATTAGAGAGTTATTATTAGAAATATTTGATAATGCAGTAGGTCACGATCATGACGGATTGAATTCAAAGGCTATCAGTGAATCGGCGGGTATTCCTGGAACTCCAGTAAACGCCGTTGCTGCTGTAGGTACTTTGACATTATCAGGTGTTGTAATTGATGGTGAGACTGTCACTATTGATGGTGATGTTTACGAATTTTTGGCAGATGCAGCACAAACAAAGACATCAGCCAGTAATATAGCGGTTGATATTACAAGTCATGCAACAGCTTCTCAAGGTACATTAACTATTACGGATCAAGTCAGTGCCGACGAATCATTTGTTATAGGTAGTACTACTTATACTTTTAAGGCTGTTGCTGATGAAGCTGGTGAAATCGCAATCGGTGTTGATGAAGCAACCACAAAATTAAATATAGTGGCTGCTATAAATGGTACCGATTTAATCAATAGTGCCCATCCTGATGTAAGTGCTGCTGATTTTGTAGGTGATGATTGCGTTATTACTGCATTAGTCGGCGGCACAGCTGGGGATTCAATAGTATTTACTGAAGATATTACAAATGGATCGGTTGATGGTGCTGGTACTTTAGGAACTACACAAGCGGGTGCAGATTGTACAGCTGCTAACGCTGATGGTGCATTAATTGGAGCAGACGAAGGAACAACTTATTCATTATCACAAGGAACTGGAACAAGTGTAACCGTAACAGCTGCAACAAAAGGAACAGCGGGTAATTCAATTGCAGTAAGTGAAAGTATGGCAAATGGTACTTTTGGTAGTGAAATAACAACTCTAGGTGACACTGTTGCTGGTGTTGATGGTACTGTAGGAAATAAAGGTGATGTTAAGTTTGATGGTTCTTATATGTATTTATGTACTGCAAATAATACAGTTGCGGGGGCTAATTGGGCAAGAGCAGCCATTACAGTTGGTTATTAATTGAGGTGTTTATAATATGATGGAAAACAATTTACAGGAATTTATAAATAGATTTCGATTCAATAAAAGAGAATTTTTAAATTCCGCTGGTGAATTTGGTAGAAGTAAAATGGATCATCATGTTGCGGTAGATACTGGATATCTAAAAAGTAGAAATGATTTTAATACAAATGGTGTTGATGTATTACAATTTATCAATGATACGTCTTATGCTGGATATCAGGAATTAGGTACTTACAAAATGAGAGCCCATCCATTTGTAAGACCATGTGTTTTTAATTATATTCCAAAATATCAGCAATTAGCCAAAGAACTAGGTCGGGGATTATGATAATAAATTTAGAGGGGAATGATGTATTATGATGTCATTGGTCAAACTTATGGAATATATAAAGGCTAGGATTGAAGATGTTGTAAGTTCTGGAATAGGTGTATATTCTGAGGAAGCTGATACAGATGCAGATTTCCCTTATATAGTTTTTAAATTACCTAGTTCTAATATGGAAACATTGTATAAGGATAAATGGGTATTAGAAATTGATTTTTGGGATAATACAGGAAATTCAACTAATATCGGGATTGCTTCAGAAGCCGTAAAAGATTCATTACATGGATCATATCAAACAGAGTCAGAAGGATTTTTTAGAAGTTATAAAATATTTGAGGGGATTATTCCAGATGATACACCAAAAATAAAGCGGATTCAACATAGATACGAAGTGCATTTATATTAAAGTAAAGGAGGTAATATTTATATGCAAGGAACATTTAAAAGTTCATCACCAGCAGTAAATGGTAGTGGTACCGTATTTAGCGAATGTTATCTATTTGCTAATTGGGGACTTCCAGAAAAAAAAGAACTCGGTATTATAAAAGGAAAATGTAAAGCCGATATTGAAAGAGCCATAACTATTCATAATTCCAACGGTCATTATGGTATAGTATTGGATGAAAACGGCGTACCTTTAGTAAGTACCGATAAAATTACAGGTAAAATAAGTGCAGATCTGGTAGCATTAAAAGCAGAAAATAAAAAACGACTTAATTGGTGTGAAGATTCGACTAATACTGTAGATTCAATTTGGGAAAATAATGATTGGGGCGGTAATGGCGGTACTTATGCAGAAGAATCAACCATTGTTAATAATGGTTTATTGTCCGCTAAAATGACAACTGATACTGATACATACGGTATACATACCGTTTTTAGTTCAGCAAAAGATTTAACTGTTTTTGATAACAGCGAATCCTCTGTTAGTGCTGATTACATAGGATTTAGTATCTATATAGCATCTCAAGATTTAACAGATTTAGATGCCGCTGCCTTAAGATTATATTTTCATAATGATGATGAAGGTACATTAACAAATGGATATTATAAAGATATTGCAGTCGGCGATTTGGTTGCCGATTCATGGAATAATTTCTTAATTGCTAAATCTTCATTTACTCAAGTAGGATCTGGAGCATGGACAGGTGTAAAAGGTATAAGTCTTGTTATTGCTGGATCACCATCAGCCGAAGTAATAGCATATATTGACTCTATATCATTAATACAGGCTGAAACTCAATCAGAGATCTTACCAGTTAATGGCGGTTATGGTATAACTTGTACAGATGAAAGCACTTATTATAAATTAATAGGTCGTATTAATATAGAAAATGATGAATATTATGAAAATGTAGCGATTATAACTTCGACACATGACGGACTTCCTATTGTTATTGTATTTGAGAATTCATTGATAGTAAATGATATTGAATTATCAATGCCAGGTAATAGAGAAGATGTTGTAACACCAATGGAGTTTGTACCACATTATGGAGATGAAAAAGAGGACGAAGTACCAATCAAATTTTACTTTTATACATCTGGATCAGTAGCGGAGGTGATTTCATAATGGCTAAAAATACATGGACACCGTCGGTTGCATTAAGTAAAGATATTTTATTAGGTCATGGGAAGATCTTCAAAGATCTTGACGAAGTTACAGAAACAGAAATGGGACCTACTATGGGTGGTTGTAAATATAAAGCTGGTAGAACACTAAAATTAATAGAATATGATGGAGCATATGGACCTAAAAAAGGAATGCAAAAAGTCGAGGTCTGGAAACCTCAATTAATTTTAAATATGTTGAAAATAGATTATTTAAATTCTTTTTATGGTATTCCTCATACTGTTAGTGATGGAACAGATGTAAACGGAAATACTTATAAAAAAGTTATACTTAGGTTAAATTGGTTATCTACTGATATTTTAACTAATATAGCATTCGTTGGGGAAAAACATGACGGATCACCTATAACCATTTATTTATATCGGGCAATGGATATTACACCAACCATATCATATGAATTTGGAGAAAAAGGGGAAATAAAAACAGAAAGAACCTTTGAAGGTGCTTATGCAAGTACGACAGCTATTACACCACCGTTTCAAATTAATCAAACAAATCCTACTTAATTAAAAGAAAGTGAGTGACTATAAAATGGAAAATGCAAACAAAGAAAAGGACATGATAGACCGTTTAACAGACAATCCGAAAATAAGACAACTTACTATAAGTGAATTAGCACTAGTAAGCGATATATCAAGGTTAATGGGTTTAAAAATTTATCAGGGTTTTTTCGTAAAGTATTGTATAAAAACATATAGCGATAAAACACTAACAATTAAACAAAAACAAATTATTTTGGCTACAGATGTTTTAACATTTATACAAGATAATTGGGGCAAGGCTCATAATGAAATTGTAAAATTGATTTCATTGCATAAAGAAAAACCTATTGAAGAAGTAGAAAAATTCACAATAGATGATTTGATAACATATGTTTTTGAATTAATCGAAGCTATAACACCAATTAGATTACTTAAAAAATTAGGAATGAATATTGATGATATCAAAGGTTTATTTAAATTTTCTGATAAGGATCTAGAAAGTGTTAAGTCGTTAATAAAAAAATGATAACATTTAAAAATGTAATTACAATATGTACCATTTTAAATGATAATATAGATTCTTTAAATTTTAATTTTGAATTTAAACCTGTATACAATGATATTGATTTTATAATTTATGATTATTTAGATTCGTTCATTCTTGAAAATATTAAAATATTAAAAAATACAGAATTAAAAACATGGAATATTGATGATATTTTAAAAGTATTTTTTGAAATAATATTAACATTAAAGAATGATAATGATGATGATGAACCTATTAATAAATCAGTGAATGATATAATCAATATCATTCATTCTTTTATTAAAAATGTATCAAATAATTTCTCAGAGGAAGAAATTGACAATATGTTCATGAAAGTTTATAAAGATTTTAATTATTATAATATTCTTTTATCTAAAGAATTTAAAAAAGCATATAAAATTTATAAAAAAGGTGTAAAAGATTATTATGATAAAGAAATCGAAGATAAATTATTTAAATTATATATTTCTGCATCTGAAAATGGATCTTTTGATGGAAGTTTTCAAGAATATAAAAGAAAGCATAAAATTAGCAATATGACACAATCAGAAAAAAACAAAATGGCAAAAAGAATTAATGAAAAGTTCTCAAGAGGGAATAAAAATATAAAGCAAGTTTATAAGGTGGGATAAAATATGATAATAACATTATCAAAGGCAAAAACCTTATTACAAATATCTGGAAGTACATATGATACTTTAATAAATAGTTTAATTCCATTAGTAGAAGAAGTAATAGTAGACCATTGTAATAATTATTTCATTGATGATGATATCTCATTAAATGGAATAAGAATACCTAGGGTGTATATGTATAATAATGATTTAGAATTTGTTAATAGTACCAATAGTATAGATAATAGTGTAAAAGATCTAACATCATATGATTTTAACGTTGGTGACAGTATACGAGTATTTAACAGTAAGTTCAATAATAAAAGTTTTACTATAGACAGTATAACTACTGGAAGTATTATTTTAAATGATATTAATATTGTCAAAAATGAATCTGGCAATACGGTTATGGTTGTAAGATTAGAATATCCAAGACCATTAGAGATTGTTGCGGCTCAAATGATAAAATTTAATATGGCTAAAATAACACCTGGTATGTCATCAGAGCATATTGATAGTTATTCATATAATTTAGGAGAAATTACAAGCAGTGGTTATCCTAAAGTAATTATGAATGGCTTAAATGATTATAGAAAACTTTATCTTGAAAGAATATATGAAAATTTATCAACTGAGGAAATATTATGATTGAGGATTTTTATATTTCTTGTACTCGTAAGAGACCAACTAAAACATATGATGCTAAAGGAGAACCTGTTGAAACATTACCATCAACAGCTATTAATGGATATAAGGGAACACAATCATTTATTAGACAAGTAACGGCGGGTAAACAACTTTATAAGGCACAATATAAATTTTTTACTGATGATTTTGATATAAAGTTTGGTGATATTGTAGTATATGAAGGCGAAAATTATCAGGTTATATCAGATACTGAAAATACAGCACATTTAAACCATCATGCATTGGTATACCTAGAAAAATTTAAAAACGTCACATAATAAAGTGAGGTGAGAATAATTGGAAATATTTAGAGTTTTCGGAACTATGTTACTTAGGGAAGAAGGCGACATAGAAGGACGTATAGCTGAAACAACAGAGTCGGCGAAGGGTTTAGATGTTGCTTTTGGAGCTGTTGGGAAAACATTAGGCATTGCTGGGGCGGCAATAGGTATTGTTGGCGGTATTATAACAGCCGCTTTATTAGTACCATTAGGAAAATCAATTAAGGTTGCAGATGAATTTGTTGATACATTAGGGGATCTGAGTGCTTCTACAGGTACAACAAAAGGTGAAACCGAAGGTCTAGGAAAATCATTAAAAAATGTATATAAAGCTGGTTATGGTGACGATATTAGAGACGTTGCCGAAGCTATGAAACAAGTAAAACAACAGACAGGATTAACAGGAAAAGCCCTGGAAGATCAAACAAAAAGTATAATAACTTTGTCAAAAAAAATGGATGTTGATTATGGTGAAGCGGTTAAAACTGTTGATAATCTGACAAAAAATTTAAATATAACCAGTGAAGAAGCCTTCGAGCTTATTGTACAAGGATGGGAAAACGGTTTAAATGCAAATGGTGATTATCTTGATGTATTAAATGAGTATGCTGTACAAATAAAAAAGGCTGGGTTAACTACAGATGAATTTTTTAGTATAATGATGGCTGGTCATGAAAACGGTGTTTTTTCATTAGATAAGTTAATAGATGCTCAAAAAGAATTTAATATAAGATCCATTGATGGAAGTAAAGGCACTTTAAAAGCTTATGACGATTTAGACATTAGTTACAAAAAATATTCAAAAACCATTGCAAAAGGTGGAGAAGAAGGAAAAAAAGCACAACAAAAAATAATTCAGGCTCTATTAGATGAAGACGACCAGGTTAAACAAAATGAAATCGGAGTCGCTTTATTTGGTACTATGTGGGAAGACTTAGGACCTAAAGGTATATCTTCTTTATTAGGTATAGACAATGGAATGGATAAGACTAAAAATCACATGGATGAATTAAATAAAACTAATTTTGATAGTTTAGATGAAGCATTGAAAGTAATAGGTAGGACTTTAGAAATGGAAATATTACTTCCTGTTTCTAAAAAAATAGTTCCTGTATTAGTAGAAGGAATAAAAAATATAAAAGATAAAGCAACGGATCTAACGGATCATATACAGGCAAAATTTAAACCATTGTTTGATTTTATAAATGATAATGCGGATGATGTTAAAAAAGCACTTGAGGGGTTATTTGAATTTATGGTAAATGGTAACTTCGATCAAAGTTTTGAAAAAATGAAAGAAGCATTGAAAAATATATTTCCAAATGCTGATATTGATGATTTCGTTTTAAAATTAGCTGGGTTAAGAGAAACCATTGAAATAATTATTGAAAAGATTTCGGATTTATGGGATTCTGAAAGTATGGAAAATTATATGATGCTTTTAGAGGCATCATTACCAACTATTGAAGAAATGATTGGAAATGTAATAAACGCATACTTTGACTTTATGGATGCAATTGGTGATTTTGCCCAAACTCCATTTTTTGATGAAATAATTGCATCTATAGAAAGATTGGTATTATTATCTTTACCCGCATTAGTTGGCGGTGTTGAATTATTTATAGGAATGGGTACCGCATTTTATGATACTGCATCTTTTATAGTAAAAGCTATTGATTGGGTAGGGAATACATTTTTGGTTGTTAAGGAAAAGATAAAACCAGTCACTGATTTTTTGATACATGTAGGTAAAACTATATTGGATGGATTATTATATTGGTTTAAAAAGTTATATGATAAGTTAGTTGGTAATTCAATAGTCCCAGATTTAGTAAATGATATAATTAAATGGTTTTCAAAATTACCTGGTAAAATTGCGGGTCTTATTAAGGATCTAGTATCAAAAGGAATCGATAAATTTAATAGTTTAAAAGATAAGGCAATAAGTACAATAAAAAATATGGTAACTAAATTAATAAATAAATTTAAAGATTTAGTATCAAAAGGTAGGGATAAATTTGAAGATTTTAAGAAGGCTATTACAAAAAAATTAAAATCTATTGATTTATATGATATAGGAGCCGATATTGTACAGGGCTTAATAGATGGCTTGGGTAGTTTATTACAATCTGTTAAAAATAAAGCTGCTGAAATAGCAAAAGCAGTTGAAAAAGCATTAAAAGATAAATTAAAATTAAAATCACCATCAAAAGTCATGTATGATATAGGTGTAAATATAGTAGAAGGTTTAAATTTAGGATTAAAAGATAATATTGGGATATCCAAAATAAAACAGGCAAGTGATGTAATATATAATAATCTAACACCACAATCAACAAATGTATCAAATGTTAATAGGACAATACAAGATGTTTTTAATATAAATATGAAAATAGATCCGTCAAATTATAAGGATCTAGATGATTTTATTGAAATGATAAAAAGTGTGAAAAAATATAAAAGTATGATGGGAAGTGGTTAAATGGGCTGGCATTATTCAAATGGTGGGGCTACTGGGTATGCATATAGTTTATTAAATACGTATAACCAACATTGTGCTGCTATTGGCGGTTTAACACCTGGAACAGCTATAATAAAATTGAAAGTAAGGGCAGCGGGATATACTGGAGCTGTTCAAACTCGTTTAGTCGCTTGGGGTCCTGGTGGTATTGCAGTAACTCAGTCAAGTACTTTTACAATGGCTGATGGTAGCTCTTCGACACAATATACATATGAAAGAAGCGTAAGTGCCCATGTAATGCAAGGTGATACTGTTTGGGTTGGTGTTTATCGTCATCCTTCTGGTTCTCATGTAATGGGTACAGCCTCTGGTAGCGGAAATGGTTATAGGAAAACTAATACTAATAGTTATCCGTCTGTATTATCAATGTCTGGTTATAATACGGATTCTAACGACGAACCATACGTCGGAGTATTTATGATTGCTGTTCCAAATCCTCCAACAAGTGCAGCTGTTAGTAGAAATTCAGATACAAGTCAAACAATATCATGGACTCGTAATGCAAGTGATGATAGACCAGTATACACGCAGTATTTACAAAGATGGGATAATGTATCAAATAATTGGTACACTATTAAAACAGTAACTACAGATTATACAACCAATGGAACTCATAGTTACACTGATAATACAACAGTAGCAAATCGTCAATATAGATATAGAATGAGGTCGTATAATTCCGCTGGATATTCTGCATATGATTACACAAATTATATCCATACTACTCCAGCAAAGCCAACAAATGTATCGGCGGCTCGAAGCGGTTCAAGTGTAAAAATCACATGGACCGATAATTCATACCAAGAAGATTTATTTAGAATCCAAAGAAGAGAATCAACCGACAGTGGCGACACCTGGGGAAGTTGGTCAAATCTTGATACAGTTGGAACAGGAGTAACAGAATATACAGATTTGTCACCGTACGCATACGGACAATATAGAGTACAAGCCGAAGAGGGGACATATCAAAGTACTTTATACTCTGGATATAATGAATCTGGTGATGTTGTAACATTATCACAACCAGATGCCCCAACAGGATTGTCAGCCAATATCGGAATAGGAGACGAAGATAAAATATTTAGTTGGAATCATAATCCAACTGATAATACAGCCCAAACTAAATTTAGTCTTAGGATAAAAGTATCAGGTGGCACTTATCCTAAAGAAATAGAATCTTTCAAAGATTATAATGAATGGACTATGGTGGGGTCAGATATAGTTGATTTAATTCAAGGACCATTTCCTAATTCTGGCGTTTATATGGCTGATGAAGATGATAGTGAATCATATGTAGGAATGTATAAAAATCCGTCTTCAATAGATTTAACACAATTTGACGATGCAAGTGCATCAACTACAGCGGATTTAATAGTTTTTACTGTATATATTTATGATGTAAGTTATTATACAAATCTAGCTATTAAATTAGGTGATGATAATTCAAATTGTTTTTATTATGAAGTTGATCCATCTGTTGGCTTAGTAAATGGATGGAATCAGATATCAGTCGCAAAATCGGCATTTACGACCGCTGGTAGTCCTAGTGGATGGGACGATATAACATATGTAAGAATTGAGTTATATGCTTTGGATAATTCAGCGTATAACAGTTATATAGTATCTCAATATCTTCAATTGGTAAAAGTAACTGATTTCACAAATTATGCTGGTGATTATTTTATACAGTATCACGAAGTGGAATTAACAGCCGAACAATTAAACATTGTTGCAAATAGTTTTAAAAATGGAAATACCTATAATTGGCAAGTTAAAACTTGGGGCGAATACTCAACTGGTTCAGATTGGAGTAATACAGCAACATATTTTACAGTATCACGACCAATAGGGATTATAACATCACCTACAGATTCCGCTAATTATGGACTATCTCAATTAACAATGGATTGGAATTATACTCAGGTAGAAGGCGACGAACAAATACAATTTTTAGTAAATTTATATGATTCAACTGGGGTATTATTAGAAAGTCATTATGAATCAAGTAATGTTGCTAATGGTGGTAGTGATAGTTATACTTTTAACTATACTTTAGAAAACGAACAAACTTATAGAGTTACACTCCAAGTTCAAAGTGAAAATGAATTTTGGAGCGAAGAAACCGAAACAGAATTTACAACCGAATTTTTACAACCAACGAAGCCAACTTTTGAATTAACATTAGATAATACATCAGGATCTATTGATATAGATATTACAAATCCTGAAATAATTACAGAATACAATAATAATAGTACTCAAGATACTTACATTGATTCTGATAATTCAGGTATTAATTATAATGATAATGGTCAGTTACAACTAGAAGATGATACAACAGGAGGTACAACAGTAAAAAGAATATTATTAGATTTTGATTTTTCTTTCTTTGTTGGAAAAACTATTGTTTCAGCTGACTTGCAATTATTTAGAAAAACTACTTTAACACCTGGAATTGCAAGTAAAGTAAATTACATAAAGACTAGTTGGGACGAAACATTAGTTACAGATGGAACGATACCGACATTGGATACAACAGATTATGACGATCATAGTCATATAGCTGGAGAAATTGAAACCTGGGATTTAAAATTATTATTAGATGATATTGCAGACGAAACAATTACAGATTTTGAGGGACTTGCGATAGTCCCAACAACTACGGACGGATCAATTGATGAATTTTATGATAGTACTATTGAAGGCAGTGAGCCTGTAATAACTATTGAAATTTCGCCGCTAAATGCTGAAACTGATTATAATAAAGTTTATCGAAGTATTGATGGTGGTGAATGGTTATTAGTAGAGGATAATGTTCCAGTTAATACGACTATTAGGGATCATATACCATCTGTAGGAGGAAATAATAATTATTATGTACAATCTATTAGTAGTACACCATCAAGCAATAATTCTGATGAAGTTGATTTAGATGTATTATTAACAGGTGCATTTTTTATAAATGGTGGCAATAATTTTGAAGATTACGTCAAATTAGATGGTGATGTTTCATTAACTGAAAATAGAAATAGAGAAGAAACAATCAAACAATATTTAGGCAGGACTTATCCTGTAAAATATCAAGGAAATAATATAAATCATTCTTTTAATTTTAGTGCATATTGTATTGACTCAAAAAGAGCTATTTTAGTTGATATAATAGAATCTATAGGTGATATATATTACAGAGATTGGCGGGGTAATTGGTGTTATGTTATGTTATCTGGATCTAGATTTAAAATTAAAGATCCAGAGGCATATACATTTAATACAAGTATGACAAGAGTAGAAAAGGTAGAGTGATAATATATGATTACGATTTTTGATAATGGAGGATTAGAAACTTTTAAATTTGAATTATTAACCCTACAAAATGACATGTATAAACATAGTCAATTTATAACTAATTACGTCGAAAATGCAAATATTAAAATGGATTTTGAACAAGATATTATTACAGGTGCCGATTTTGAAATTAAACATTTATCAGAAATAAATTATTTAAAAGATTTAATAAAGCCATGGTATTGTTTGACTGTTGATGGAGTTACCTATGAAATTCCATTAGGGCATTACATGTTACTATCACCAACTAAAAATCTTAATACAGGTAATGTAAGTAGAAAAATAAGCGGATATGATTTATTGAAAGCATTAGACCAGGATAAGACATTGGTTAGTCAAACTTTTTCAGAAGGAACCAATGTAGTTTCTGCAATAGAATCATTATTAGATTCAGTTGGGACCTGGGTAATATATAATATAGAACCTAGTGACGAGACATTATCAGAGGATATAAGTTATGAATTAGGACGAAGTAAATTATTTATTATAAATAGTCTATTAAACATGATTAACTACTATCCATTATGGGTTAGTGGAAATGGTGTTTATAGGGGTATTCCTTGGAGTCCTACTCCAAATATAGCTCATATTTTTGAAGACAATAATAGGTCATTATATGAAGATAATATAAATTTAGATGTTGATTATAGTGATGGATATAATATCGTTAAAATTATAGTAAATCAATTACAGCAAGATACACCGCCGCTTGAAGCGACTTTAAGTATGGAAGACGAAGGATTAGCGGGACACCCATTTAGTTATACAAGTATTGGGCGATATGTAACTAAAATTTTTCAGTCTGAGGCAGTAAGTCAAGATTATGTTGATTTACGTGCTAGACGAGAATTAAGAAAAATGTTAGAACTAGAGGAAGCAATTAGTTATAAACATGCTTATATTACTCCAAGATTAACAGATGGTATTCCCTGGCAAGGCGATGCTTATAGATTTAAAAATACGGATCTGGGACTAGATTATATTTATAAGATTGTAAAACAGTCTTATAAATTAACACCTGGTGTTAGTGTAAAATCGATTATAAGGAGGTTTAAATTATATGTCTGATATATTAGATACATTAAAATATTTGGTTAATCGAAAAGTAGAAGAAATATTATTTACTGGTATTGTATACAGTTTAGATCCATTACAGATTAAATTTATTCCTTCAGATGATCCAATTAAGGTCAGGTCATTAAATATCATTGGTGCAAGTATAGGTAGTAATGTATTAATGATAAAATATTTAAATAAATTTGTCATAATTGGAGTTATTGGGACAGCAAAACAAGAAAAATGCTCTTTAATAAAAGCATCTTCACAAACTATTTCTAGTGGTTCAACTACAAAAATTACTTTTGGTACTGGTGATGTAGACTTTGATCCAAGTTCTATGTTTAATGATGCCAATGATAGAATTATAGTTCCTAGTGCGGGATTATATGAAATTTCAATGGGTAGCCGTTGGGCTACTGGTGGTGGCTCTAGTGATCGGGCAATGTATGCTAACGTCAATGGTGCTTCCATATACGCTGACATGAGGTCAGTCGGTAGTTCTGGAAGAGGTGGGAATTCATTATCTATAAAAAAGTATTTAAATGCTAATGATTATGTAGAAATGGCAGCTTGGCAAGATTCAGGTAGTAATCGTGCTATTGGAGGTACTGGGTTCTATAAATTATATTTTAGTGTTGAAAAATGCTTATAATAAATAAAATTATAAAGGAGATAAAAACAACATGAAAAAATTAATTAGTTTTATACTTGTAGTAGCATTTTTAGTTTTATTCGTAAATTTATCTTATGCCGATACAACTTATGAATATAAGGTATTTTTTAAGAAAATAACACCTATTGACCAAATAAGCAATCAACCAGAATACGATACAAATGTTACAATTGATGGAAATAAAATTAATATTGGTGAATCTATAACTACGACAAATCCATATTGTATAATCGATATGAAAAGTTATAAAGATGATATTTTAGTTTATTCTGGTTACAATGAAAAATTCTTAAAAAAAGGTTTAAAGATAATATTTGTAAAAGTTGAAAAACAAAATGAAATAGGTGAATATGATAATTTATATTATTGGTTTTATTTTGTAGTTAGTAGATCTGAAATAATATCGACACCGACACCAACTATTACAGATGAACCAACTATAACACCAATGATTACTTTACCTAATACACCACCTGAACCAACAGAAACAATTATAACACCTACTTTAAATCCTACTATTTCCCCAGTATTACCTAGCAATGAACCTAGCAATAGCAAAAATAAAACTAGCAAGTTACTTGCTAATAATAAAAACTTGCCTAAAACTGGAGAAGAAAAACCGTTGTTTATGCTGGTTAGCGGTGGATGTATAATGTTGCTAGGTACATTATATTTGGTTGCTAAATTAAAAAAATAATTATATTATATTAATATGATTATGCACATAAATTCTAAATTTTAAAAACAGTTACTAGATTAAAAATTTGTAATTAGCAAAAAATGAACCTAGCAATATATAAAGTTGCTAGGTTCATTTTTTAGTTAGCAATTAAGAAATAACTAAATTTGTAATTTTCCAATCTTTTCCTCTTTTTTCAGCAATTGCCTGAAATGGTCTATGTATTAAATATGGTACTAAGTCTATTTTTTTATAATTTTTTTTAATATCACCAGGTGCATCCATTTTTAATTTAATTTTTAATATCACTGTAAATAATTCAAAATCAATATTTTCAATGACATATTTATGTTTTTCTAGGCATTTTATTTCTTTGCCAAAATCTTCAACCATTTGATAATTACTAAATTTTGATTTATTAAGTGATTCCTTATAACTTACGTATACTAAAATGTCAAATGTATTCATTGTTTTATCCCTTCTTTCTTATTTTGATAATAATGATAATAGAATAACTTCAATATCCAAAAACCCATGTTATATCTATTAATAAAAAATAGTTGTATATTTTTTCGTTTTAGAAGTAATATTAAATTTGCTATATAACTATTTATACTAAATCCTGTTCCATAAGTTCCAGATATTAAATTATCTATGGAGTCATTTTCTATTAATAATACTTTTTCACAATTTTCTAATTTATCAAATTCTATATAAAATCTATTTCTTTTTGTTTCTGTTGATAGATTTCCTGATAATTCATTTAGTGAATTTTTTCGTTCTATTATTATTTTTTGGGGTTTTCCGTTTAAAGAAAACCCATAATCCCCAGCTTTTAAATGTTGGATCTTAAATGGAATTTTGTTATTTCTAAAGTAATCTAAGATCCAATAATTAACCTTTTCTTGTTGATCCACTGCAACATAATCTATTTTATTTATAAATTCGTCATATGTTAGTATTTTATTAGTTTTCATTTTATATGTTCCTTAATGATATCATAATGATTGAATGCCCATTCATAATCATCTATATATTTGATATCAACCCATTTAACATAGTCTACCTCTTTTTCTGAATATCGAGCTGTTAAATTATTAAATTGTGGATCTACTACAAAAGCTTTAAAACGTGCAGTGATATTTTGCCTAGCATCCTCTTTTGGATCATCATTTAAATAAAATAATTCAAATCTATTTGGCTTTATTATAAAACCTGTTTCTTCAAAAACTTCTCTGGCTGCTGCTTCTTTCAAAGTTTCATTAAAATCTAAATATCCACAAGGCATACACCAATGACCTTTAAAATCAGGTACATTATCACCTCTTTTACTAGCTAAAACATAAGCATTTCCTTTTTCATATCTATAAATAGCGGCTACAACAGCCATTGACCTAGAATACCAATATTTTTTACCTTCATATTCAAATTCAAAATTTTTCATTATAAAAACGCTCCTTTTATTTTTTTTATTTCAAGCCCTCCAATAAAAACTGAGGACCTTAATATTTAATCTAATTACTTTAATATCGTATATATCATTATCGTTAAACTCAGTTACTTTAAATGTTATATAATCTTCTAATATATCTACTTCTTTAATTTTAGTGAATAATATATCATTTAAATGATCGAAATCAAAAGATTTTTCAATGTCTATATTAAATCTAATACGTGTACCATCATTAAATTTTACTATCAATCTTGAACAATTTAATGCATCCTGGTTATCATTTAAGCAAAGTACAATTGATATACATGTTTTATTAACTTTACTTTTATTATCACTCATATATTCTGTAAATCTCCTTTTAAAATAGTGTTAAGTCTTCTGGTTTTGTAGCTTCACCAAAAATTGTATTATGGTTATATAGCACAAATACATATTTTTCATTTACACTTTTTATTTTCCCTGTTTGCCATAACTGATTGGGGCATCCATCATATGGTTTATAAATTACCATTTTACCTATATTATTTTTAGCTTCATTAATACTCATAATTTCATCATACCAGCATCAAAAATTTCTTTTAATCCAATATGCTTTCTATTAGTAGCTTTATATTCCACTAAAAATGCTTTTGGTCCTATTAATTTGACTTGTTGAGATCTCCATTCAAATTGAATTTCATTTGTATTGAATTTATTTTTCATGAAGTTTCTTGCAAATTTTCTAAAAAATATAGGTGTAATTTCGTTTTTTATTATGTTTCTTCTGTTGATTTTTCTTTTATTGGATCTTTTCATAGTTTTTCTTAATCTCCTTTTAATTTATTTTTTCTTATAACAATCGGAACATAATCCCGATTCAATAAGTTTTTTTATAGTTGTAATTACTCTAGCACCACATTTACTACACGTAAATGTTTTAGATGACCCACTGTTTTCTTTCATAATTTTTCATTCTCCTTTTTAATGTTTTTTTCTAAATCGTCCAAAATATCCATTGCATAACTATAACCGTCCCAATTATCTACACCAGCTTCTTGCAATGCTTGAAGTTTTAAAGATTCATTTTCTAAAACTTCTATTTGCTCCATATATTCATTTCTTTGATTCAATAATTCCTTATTATTTTCTCTTAATGCTTCATTATCAGCTATTAAGATTTTAACTCTTTCTTTTTGTACTGCTAAACTTTCTTTTAAAATTTCATTTTTTTTATCATTAATCATAATTTTTCATTCTCCTTTTTATATTAATAATCATTTCTTATATACAATTCACAACATTTAGAACAATATTCCATGCCTATTGAAATGCTTATATCTTGACTATAATTAGTAGTTCTATTAACATATAAATCTTTATAACTATTTCCATGCAATTTAGTTTTACATTCTGGACAATATCTCAACCAATAATCATTTTTAATTACTTCATATTTTTTACCATTAAGTATACCTCTGAAATATAATTTTTCCATTATTTTACACCTTCCTTAGGAATATTTACATATTATTCCATTAACTCATTTTTAATTTATTATTCATATTTCTAAAAACTAACCAATGAGTTTTTAAATAAAATTCTGCATTTCCTACAGTCCCAAGATAAACAAATACATGATTTATTTTATTTGTTTCTTTATATTCAAAATCGCTTTTTGTTTTTAAAAACTGTATAAATTCATATGGATAAAACTTTTTACTTATTCTAACAGTTGTTTTCCCATTAGAATTTAATTTAAAAGTTAAATGTGCCATTATTTTTCATTCTCCTTTATACTTTTGATATCGATATCTTATACCAAATTTGATTATCAGTATCATATACCTTAGTTTCTAATCTATAATTATCATCTATTAGTTGTACTAAGGGTATTAATTTTTTAATAACGGTTTGTTCTTTATCTTCAGAAACTAAACATATTGTTTTTTCTTTCATATTTACACCTCACAAAAATATTCATTTTTATATTCATCAAACCATTGAAAAAGTTTATATGAAGGTAAAACCATATTTTTTAGGCAATCTTCACAAATCCCATGTGATACGTGACCTTTAATAATCATAATATGGATTGTACCTCCACATTTACACTTTATTATTTTTTTTTAGATTTTTCCTTCTTAATTAACATACTAATAGTTTCTTCATTACTATGACCTTTGATATTCTTTTTATCATCCCCAGCAAAATATTCCATAAATTTATTATAATCATTCATCAGCCAATCTTCTTTTTTGGCTAAATTAAATGCCTTTAATATTAATTCATCCATATAAGCGACATCTACTTCTCTACTCTTAGCTATAGCAAAATATCTTTTTAGTTGACCTTCAGTTGCTTTTTTATCATTTGGTTTTGATGGTTGTGTCGGTGTTTGTGGTTTATCATTAGGTGTTTGCTGTGGTGTTTTTGGTTTTGGTGGTTGTGTTGGATCATAATCTGGATCAGGTTCTTTTATATTAAATAAATTATTCAATAAATTTTTCTTTAAAAATGTTTTACTTACATTTACTGATTGTGCTAGGCTCATTACTTTTGGGTTAACATCAATTAATTGAGAATCTTCATCTTCTATCTTTTCATTAGTTTCTAAATCAATTACTTCCAGACATAAATTATATATGTTGTCTCTTATACCGCCATGTTTAAATCTTAATAGTAACCGTCTTTCATGTAATAACGGTTTAAGAATGGTTAAAACGTCCTCAATATTATAAAATCTGTAATGTCCTGATTTTGACTTATCCTTAGTAATTTCTAATAATTCAGAGATTTCAAATATTTTTTGATTTAATGTTATAGTTTTCTTTTGTTCTGCTGCTGTATTCGCCATTATAAAACACCCTTTCTATTTTTATTAATTTCTTTTTCATGATATTGAGTAATTGCCAAATCAATAATTCTACTATCTGATAATTTTAATTTTTTACCCAATTCTGTTAGAAGTTTTTGTGCTGATGGATAAATAGTAATAGTTTTATTTTTTGCTTTTTCCATTTTTTCACCTCATTTATATTCAGTACCACAATTTTGACAGTATGTATTATCGTTTACAGTTACTATTATTGGATTATCACAACATGTATAAGTATCTAAATCTTTATGTTTTAAAACTTCATACATAGTCTTTAACCAACCCATTTAATCAACCTCCTAATTTTTGCCATAATTTATTTTTTATTTTATTTTTTAGCTTTCTTTTAACAGGTCTTGTATTACCTTTTGTCACTTCATTAATTGCATTTACATCTGATATCTTTTTTGTAATTTTGCTTACTTTTTGACCTAATTTATTTAATTCATTTAGATTCATTTAAAATATTTTCACCTCTTTCATAACATGGTAGATCTGATATATGACCATCAAAGGGAATACTAAAACATATACTTTCTTTTGTACAGGTGATAATATAAATTTGTTTACCACCTGGTGTTAATGATCCTTTACTCATAGCTTTATTATATTTACAATTCCAACATTTTAACATTTGATACCTTCTTTCAATGTGGGACTATGCCCACATTTTAATATTTCTTCTATGGTGACAAACTAGGCTATTAGCCAAATGCCATTTATTATAACTTTGTCCCCAATAAAATTTATTTATCATTAAGTCATAATTCATTTGATTTAAAATCATTTTCATTTCTTCGCTGTGGATATTTTCTCCATGTTTAATATACTGTTCAATCCACTTTAAAGCTTTATTTCTTAATAGTTTATTTTCTTGATTTCTTTTCCAGCTTTCTTTTTCTGATTCTAAAAAATATCTAATGTTTATTGAAAGTTGTAACCTATAATCTAAACTGTCATCATGTTCAACCATTGCTTTAGTTAGTTTATGAGCCTTTACCATTATCAAACTTGTTATAACACATTTATATTTTGTCATTTAAATTCCCTCCGTTTTCTTTACTATATTTATATTATACATGGTTTATACGTATAAGTCAATGGTTTTATGAATAAAAATTAAAAAAAATAGCTGCAACCGCAGCAGCTACGAAATAATTTATTTTGTGTTTTCTTCTTCTAATTGTTTTCTAACTCTTAATAAATCAATATCAGATTGTTTTCCCCATTTTAAAAATTGTCCGCAACTATAACAATATAAACCAATATGGGGACCTACTTTTTTAATATAAAATTTTTTTCCGAAACATGTCTTACAATGAAACATAATTAACCTCCAAATAGTATTTTAGCCAATCCTATTAAAATACTGCCTACTGCTGCTATAGCTCCACTAACAGCAGTAATTTTTTTTATTGACCATTCTTGTTTATTGTTACACGTGGATCTAAATGTTTTACATAATTCTTTATCTACCATTCCGTCAAGTTTTTCATTAACAGATTTAAATCCACTCCTAACTTCATTTTGAAGATTTTCAACATTAGTATTTAACATTTCAAATGCTCTATCATCTACCATTTAACCATTCCTTTCATATTAATTATATAATCCATAATAGTTTACAAAAGTATCAAAATCCATCCTTAAATAATGCAATACAGTTGTTAATTCAAAAATATTTAATTCTCCAGTTGATAATTTATTATGAAATTCTGGCAATGTTAATTTTAACTGTTTACAAATATCAAACTCACAATCTTTTATACTTTCAAAAAAATCATCATCAATTTTAAGTTTCATATTAATCATCAACCTTCCAAAAACTTTTTATTAATTCTTTATTATCTATTATCACCTGATATAATGTACTTTCTAAAACAGAAATTTTATTATGTTCTAAATTTAATTCAAATTCAAAGTTAATCGCTTCAATAATTTCATGCAATAATACTTTTCTTTCAATATCTGGCTGTAGATTATCATCTAAATTGATGGTTGCATTATTACCGCAACATTCGCCTAAATGACCTTTATCCCTAGCTAAATCTTTAATTTTTGAAATACTATATAAAATACCACCTATTTTAACTTTATCACTCATAATTTATCACCTTTCTAATTTCTAGATCCATTTTAATTTTTTAATTAATTTCAATAATAATTTAATTTTATAAATATCTAAACCAACCATAATATCAAATTTATCATCATTTTTAGGAAATTTTTGATATGACTGAATAATCGGTACTCTTCCTGTTTTTCTGATTATATCTATACCTTGAACATAATTAAATTGTGTACATGTTATTTCATATTGTATGACGGTATCACTTTGATGTATTAATTTTAAACCTTCATTTTTAATTTTTGTTTCGATTTTTTTAAACATTTTTTCTTAGCTTCCTTTCTAATTTCAAAATCGACATACATGTTACTGTAAAATCCATATCTAACATCATCTGTAAATAAACATATTTTAAAACTTTTATGTTTCCAGGGACTTATTATATAAAAAACTGTATATCTTATATGTAAACATAATAAACAATTTTTATGTTGTGTATGTAAGATATTTTTTCTTATTGATATTAGTTTCATTAATAATCATCCTCTAATCTAAAATATTCTTCTCGAGTTAATTTACTATCAGGGTAAAAATTATTTATTTGCTTTAATTTTCCATAATGTTTATCAGTGTCAAAATTATGTCCTAAATATAATTTTCTTAGCTTCGCTTTAGTAAAATCATGATTGTGTCTGTTATGTTCCTTCCCAATTGCAAATGTAGAAGCCCATGGCGTACCATTTGGACTAAAATATAAATATAACGGTCTAAAAAATGGTTTATTAATTGAAAAACTAGGAAATGGCAATCTAAAACATATATAACCGTATTTTTTTGTTCTGAGATTACATCCCCAGTGCATGGCATTATGACCATATATTGTTAATTTTCCTATTGATATATGACTGCCTAAATATTTATCAAAAAAATATTCTAAAGTCCTTTCATATTTCAATTGTTTTATCCTCCAAATCTAAATTTTTCTTAAAACAAGTTAAACATTTTTCTTCAAAATCTTCTGCATCGATCCTATTTAAATTAAATAGTTTTAAATGTAAACAATTATTGGATTGATGTTCGTATAATATATCTTTTATACATTCATTTTGTATTAGTAATTTATAATATTTTTTATCATTTAGTATAAATTCTATAAATTTTTTATTATTCATTTTCATTCCTCATATCTTCATAATCATCTACTAACATAGATTTAAGGGTCCAAAATAATCCTAATTCTAGTGATTTAACAGCTTCATTGAGATATGTTTCCTCTATACCTAGATTGATTATTTTTGCAGATAGATTTTTAAAATCTATCCTTAAATCCTCAATTATTAATATTTTTTCCTTATCTGGTGTTATGTTTGTCAAGCTTTTCATTGTTTTGAATAATAAATTTGGTTTATAGTCATTTTGTTCTTTCATTTTTTAATCATCCTCCATTTAATTTTATAGGTATTTAGTAATTATTTACTAAATACCTATTTTAATAATTTAATTTTCGACTTTATGCTGGAATAATAATGTTTTTCTTTTTGATGAATAGTTATTTAATGCGACTTTGTTTATAAGATCCATGTTCTTACTTACTAATACAAATTTTGTTTTTGCTCTAGTAATAGCGGTATATAGCAATCTTGAATCTGTTATCATGTTAAAATCGCTTAAATCGCATAATACAAATTTAAATTCAGATCCTTGAAGTTTATGTATAGTAGTTATAAAGGCTGGTTTAAATTTATTAATATCTACCCAATCCATGTCATATTCTACAGTTCTATTTAAACCACTATAATAAACACTAAATTTAATATCTTTTATTCGCTTATTTAAAAATTCGTGACTTAAATAAAAAGTCTGTAGTTCATTTGGATCTGTTATTACTTCGTCACAAAAATCATTATTTTTTAATCTATATGAATATGATGTTATACGACCAAATTCTCCATTGTATATATCATTATCATAATCATTTTGAATACACATAACTTTATCATTTAAACCAAATGACAATGTGTTTTTACCTAATTTAAGTAATACAGTATTTGTAATTTGTTTTTGTATTTCGGCATTTATAAGATTGCATTTTCCATTGGTCGAAGTACACATTTGAAAATCATCATATAATTTATCTAAATCATCATATTTATCATATAAAGATTTAAAACATCTTAAAATATAATCTGTTGATTCAGCTGGACAAGCGATCATAAAATCTTTTTCATTCATTGGTCTTAATGGGTTTTTATTTCTTACTAAGTTTGCCATATTAATAATATTACTGTCTTTACCTTGTCTAAAAGTTTTAGTTAATTCAATTACATCAATATATTTATTTTCTATAATATCTGTCATAACTTTTCCAGCTCCAACAGATGGTAACTGTCCAGGATCACCAACTAAAATAATCCTGGTAAATGTATTATCGCTTTTTTCCATTGCTTGTAATACATTGTGGAATAACAACGTATCAACCATTGAAAATTCATCTATGATTAAAGTACAATTATTATAAGTTATCCATGGGACAGTTCCTTCATTAAATTCATTACTAAATTCAGTCAAATAAAATCTATGACATGTATAGGCTAAACTTTCTGTTACTTCTGTTATTCTTCTACTAGCTTTACCAGTAGGAGCCAAACAAAGTACGCTATTATTTAATCTATTTAATACATACATAATACATTTAATTATTGTGCTTTTACCTGATCCAGCACCACCACATATAATCAAGGCATGTTTAGTAATGGAATTTATAACGGCTTCTTTTTGAACCTCATGTAATTTAATTTCATTTTTCTTTTCATAATCACCAATGTATTCCTCTAGTTGTCTCATTTCGCCTTGTGTAACTAGTGTATTAAGATCCATAAAATTATTTAATTGTTTTGGAATTTCTATTTCCGCATTATGGATATTTTTTAATTGAACTATATTTTCATCTATATGTATTTTTGACTTATCTGACTCAAATAAATCATTGTATTCATTTACATTTATATCATGTACGCTCATAGCTTCTGAGAATGAATTATAATCTGTATAGGTATTACCAGACTTTAAAAGTATATTTTTTGTTGCATATTCACCTAAATAATTTATCCTACTTTCTAATTCTGGATCACAATTTAATTTTTTTTGAGCTAACAAATCAGCCGATTTAAATTTAAATCCTAATTCTTCTATCAATATTTGATATGGATCATGTCTGAATTCTTCTATTTTAATTTTTTCTTTAATCATATATTTATGTAAATTATGAATTTTATTACTTGATAAATAATTACCTAACAATGATATTAATTCTTTTAATACTGCATTATCCCTAAAGAATTTTAATCCTTGATGTATTTTTTCTATTGTTTTAGGTCCTATACCTTTTATTTTCGGTGCTTCTTCTTCATAAAAAATTTCAATATTATTATCTGGAATATTATCTAATATTCTCTTTGCTGTTTTATCCTTTATTCCTGTAATGGAACAAAGTAAATTATATTTAGCATCATATGAATTTTTATCGAATTCTTCATAATCAGCTTTAAAACTTGGCTGACCTCTATATTCTGTCCAATTACCAACTAAAGTAGTTTTACCAGGTCTTAACTCAAAGCCTGGAGTTGTTATACCTATATCTCTACTATCATGTAAACCACTATATACATAAAAGCTACCATCATCTGACGCCCATCTTTCATTTATTATTTTTACACTAATCTTTTCACTCATTATAAAAAACCCTTTCTTTTTATATTTAGTTTATTTTTTTAATTATAATTGTATTTTCATCAATCAAATTTATCCAAACTGGAGATCCAACACTTAATTTACAATATTTCAAATATTCAGGTGGTATTGTAATTACATAAGATGAATTCTGCTTTCTAATTTTTCTTATATTGTTATTTTTTAATTTTCCCATGGTTCAATAACTTTCTCCCTTTTTAAATATATATCTTCTATAATTACGCCCTGAATTCTAATATCATAATTACCTGGTTTTCCTAATCCACCCGCTACTTTTATATATCCTGGTAGGAATATAAATCCTACCTCAATGTCAAATTTATCTTGTATTTTTTCAAATCCCTTTTTATCTGTGTAAAGTTTTACTTTTAACTCTTTGTTTTCTGATATTTTAATTAAATTAGTATTCATAATTACCTCCATTTATTATAGTATTAAGAGGGTTTAACCCTCTTAATTTTTAAGTCCAATCTGATTCTGGTATTTCTTCAGGTATTTCATCAATGTGTTTACTATCTGATTGTATTTCTGGTGTTGTAGTAGCTGGTCTTATATTCGGTTGTTCGCCTTCTTTCTTAAAATCAGACTTCAACGGTCCACCACCAACTGTATTTACTCCATCTTTTTCCATTTGTTCACCTCCTTAATAACTATTATAGTTATTATATCATATAACTATAATAGTTACAATAGTTATTTAATAATTTTTTTCGACAAAGTTATCGGTATATTATTTGGTGATATCCAATTATTATCATATGTTGGTGTACATTTCGGCAATGACCAGATAGCAGCTGTGTTTGTTAATATTTCTATATAATTTTTATATTCAGGATTTATTTTCAATATTTTCTCATGAGGATATTTAAATATATATTTTTTATTACCGTATTCTAATGTTTTATCATTCCAACATTGAAAAGTTTCTAATTTATCTAATTCTTCTAATAAAGACTTTATAATTTCCCATCCTTCTTTATGTTTTCCAGTTTTTTTATCATAAATGTCAACATCAATAATTAAAAATTTTCCTTTTGGAGATAATCCAAAACCCTTACAATATGTTGATTTTAATATTTCTGTTTTTTTATAATGAATTAATGGCTTTAAAGGTGTATTATCTCTAAAACTATCATGCTTTAAATCTCCTTTATAACCTTTAAAATTAATTAATTCACTACCAAACATTCTATATAATTTCAACTTGATTTTATTTTTAATCTTATTATTTTCATCTGAATCTGGAGTTAATACACATTCGATAAATGGCATTATAGATTTAGATTTAGTAAATAAAGTAAAATCATATATTTTTTTTAATGTTTTTTCGGCATAAAGTTGATATATTTCTTTATCAGCTTTATCTTTATCACTTGTAAAATAAAGTTTTTGATTATCTATATTTAATATCAGTGGTTTTACTAGTGCTTTAATAGCTGGATAACCTTGTTTTTCATTTGTCAAATAATATGGAATATCGGTACCATGTTTTATATCTATTTTTTTCCCGAAATAGATCGGATAACATTCTATTTCTTTATTTTGGAAAAGGTTTAAGGCATTTTCTAAATTGACACTTAATTTTTCATCTGTATTAATCCTTTGTTTTATGGAGATATTATATTTTCCTTTTGTTTTCATTCTGCCATTAACTACTTTTATATAGTTATTTACATTGTTTTGAATTATTTTTTCAATTTTAGTATTATCTAATTTAAAATATTTATCTTCATCTTCTTTTATAATCTGGTCTATATTTAAGCTACCATCATTTTTCCATATAACACCATCAGTATTAACATTGATAGGATTTATTAGTTTTTCTAATAAATTTAATAATAAACTTTGACATTTAAGACAAATAAATCTGCCTAGTGGTTTACAGCTTATAGGTAGATTGAAATTACTATTTATTAATCCATATGTTGAATTTAGAATTAATTTTAAACCTTCACAAACCATTAAACATTCATTATATTCATCAGTACCATATTCTAAAGTTTTTAATTTTGCTTTATATTCTACACGCATATTATAAATGGCTTCATATAAATCTACATCTATAATATTTTTAAACAATTCTTTATATTGTAAAATTACAGATGGATATTGACTTGTATAATCTAAATGATCCAGATCTTTACCTATATAATCGGAAACAGCTGCATGAATACCACCTAAACCAAACACAAGTTCTAAATCCTTATAAAAGAAACTATTGAAAGATCCGACCCTAAGATCTACATTGTTTCCATCAACTATATTCTTATCATCTTCTATATAATCAACATTATATTTTGCACAATACATCTTTTTAATATCTCTATCTTTTTCTATGGAGCTATTTTGATTTACAAAATTCACAAAATCATTAAAAGGTTTAAAATTAGTCTTAATATAATTCGGATAATCTATTACTATTTTTTTATTAGGATTATTTATACCTAAAATACCACATATTAAATTAGTGTTATTTTCTGAAAAAATCATATCATTGGTCCATTTAAAATCTGGTTTTATTTTCTGGACCGCTTTTATTGCATATATTCTTTTTCTAATATCATCTAATGGCTTATCCATGAATAATTTTTTTAGTGAGCTTATATCATTTTTACTATATTTTATCCAATCGTTATATAATCCATCTTCTTTTACTGCTGCAATAGTTTTATATTTATTGAAATCAAATTTTACATTATATCCTTCTCTAATCAATTGTAATTTCTTTAATGATATTGACGGTCTTACTTCTTTATCTTTATTAATCACTATATAATAATAGATCCTGGGTATTTCATTTATTGTTAGTTTTTTAAATAATGGTGATTTTCCAAATAAAAAATGATATTTTTCTATAAATTCTAAAGGTTTTCCAGTATATTGAGTTTTTATTCTTTGTAATGCATAATCATAACAATCTTTAAAATCCCTTGTTGGATTCTCTTTTTCATATTTTATTTTATATTGCCAAAATTCCCGATTTAATCTAAAGTAATTTACTTTGTCAGCTGGTACTTTTGGAATCAAATAATTATTGATTTCTCTTAGCATTTTATTTATATTTACATTTTTTAAAAAACCTCTATTTATTTGTTCTATAACTTTACACATTGCATTTAACATTGTTTTGTCATAATCTATGGAAAAAACATACATTGGTCTAGTACTTTTTTTCAACTTATTATATAATTTAAAAAAATGGCTGTTTTCAGTACACTCTATTATACCTACTATGTCATTTTTTTCATTGGATACTTGGAGACTGAAATAGTCCTCCAAGCATTCCAAGTCAATAATTGCAAATTTTATATCAAAGTCCAGTATCTTCATTATTAAATTCCCCTTTCAATTCTATTCCTTCAAAATAATCTATTCCGTTGGATCTTTTATGAAATATAGAAGACTCATATATCAACCTTTCATAAAAATTTTGTTTTCCTAGTGGTTTAGTTCCAGAATTTTGACAATGTTGCTTATAATATTTATATAATGTTGCTCGTTTGGTTTTCTTATCTGGAGTTATATTGCATTCTTCTTCAATAAATAATATTATGTTATTGGCTTGTTTTTTCCAGGAATCAATAGCTGCATCATTTTCCATGAAAAATTCACCATCAGTAATATTATAATTTTCTACCATCTTATAACCTTCTACCATCCAATTAAATAATGTACTATAAACAACATCAGTATTTAATTTGAATTTCAAAGTTGGATCTTTTTTAGCCCCACCTTTTCCACCAAATGTTAATTGACAATCAAATATAGTCCATCTACGCCACCAACCACCGTCATTATTTTCAAGTTTTGGTAGTGTATTACAAGCTATCCATGGCTTACAATTTGCATTTATATTTCTTGGAGGTTTAAAAGGTTCTCGTATTTCTATAGTTACACCTGATATCATTTTCCTTATTATAGCTGTTCCCTTAAGATACATTTCGTTATAATCAGTATCAACCCATAATTTTTTATTTTCAATTAAGTTATGTGAAAACGTATCGTTTAATCGTGTGATTGATGAAATAACTGATAAATGACTGAAAAGACCTCTATAGTTATTTTCTTTACAGCCTACTAATAATCCAAGAATTGTATCTTTACCATTTGATCCATTTTTAGTGCCTCTTAATACAAACCCTTTTTCAAATTGGCATGTATCATGTATTGAATAGCCAAGGGCTTTTTTAAATTCAGTTATCATTTTATCATTATTACCAAATATTTGTTTTACTGTATTATATAGTAATTCTGAATTAGCTGCTGGATCATAATTAGCTGGTATTAAATAAGTAAAAAAAGCGTTTTCATCTTTTTCTAATAGTTTATCTTCTTTAATATCATAGATCCCATTTTGCATATTCATTAAATGACCTGGGGCAAATTCTTCTGGTGTATAATCATTTCTGATTTCCCCTAATAAATCATTGTATTCTTTTCTATCTACTGGCTCACATTGATCGTATATGTATTTTTCTAATCTACGAGTCGATAATTTAATCCAGTAGCCTTTTTCATCTGAGAACTCATACATTTCAAGATTTTTATCTACTTTGATCGGTACCTGTAATTTATGAGCTTTTTCAGATAATAGTTCCTGATTTTTATTTTTTTTGGCTTCTTTTATTAAAGCCCTTGCTTTATTGGATAGAGTGTTGAAAAGTTTTATATGTTCTTTATCTGTAGAACATGTATTCCTAAATGCATTTATTAAACCAGTATTATAAAATATTTTACATTTTATATCGTGCTGGTTGCAGATAGGACAGTCAAATTCTATGCCATCTTCTTTATGTATACAAACAGCTATTCCTTGACTTTTTAATAATTGGGTTATAATATTACTCGTTTCAGTATCACCTTGGCTTTTAACCTCTGTAATTGATTTTCCCTGTTTGTCACAATCTGTAATTTGTGGCAATAAATTCAATCTAGGTATTTTTTTATCTTCAGGATCTTCAATAATGCAACACAATGCAACGTTCTCAACGTCTTTATCAATGCTAATTATATTGATTTTTTGATCCTTTAAATTTTGAATTTCTGCATCAAAAAGTATATTTATGTTGTTTTTATCTTCGATATATGCTTCAAATGTATCATCATCCATTTGACTATATTTTTCACTATCTAATAACGTCCCTGGATCATCAAACACTATCCTTTTATGCTTCATCCAATCAGCTCCTAACTATAGTTCTACCTCAAAATCATCATTATTATCATCAATGAAAATTTCTTCAAAAGTTGAATTTAATTCTTTTAAAATGATTTTTATTTCAGGTAGTTTTAATCTATTATTATACTTTATTTTTTGCCCCATGATATAAGAAGTTACACCACATTTATCAGCTAATGTTTTAATTAAAATTTCCTTTTCTATTAATTTAATCTTTAACCTTGTCATATTCTCACGCTCCTTTATAATATACATTAATTATACTACATGTTTTTTAATATTACAACTAATTTTGTAATATTTTCTTAGCTTCCTTTTATGTAAAATGCTGGTATGTTTTCTCTGTGGATAACTATTTTTTGAAATATGTAATAATGAGGAAGCTAAGAAGTCAAATGACTGTTTAGGGAAAAATGGCGTTTCCCTAATTTCCCTATTTAGTCATAGACTATTATACAATACGTTATTGTAATTATTTCCATCTCTATAAATCAGTCATATTCAAAGGGAATTTAGGGAATTTACAATCTATTAATTTAATATACTCAACTAAGATTTTAAATATATATTATCGTAACCAACATATTCCATCAAACAAAAACAACATGGACAAATGTATCCCATAGTGAAAATTCCTATAGAGAGCTAAAAAAAAATTGAAACTTCCCTAATTTCCCTATCTAGTATTAATCATAGTTTGAAGGGTGTTAAATGTTTTTTTTGTCAGTGTTTTTTTTTAAGTTTTCCCTTTTGATATTTAAAATGTCGTCATTTTTCCCTAGTGAAAATTCCCTAAATGGAAATTATAATTTAAATATATTCTTAGCTTCCTTTTTTATGTAATTTTATGAGGAAGCTAAGAAATAAAATAATCATTGAATTAATACATAATAATTGATATAATAGTTATTGTAGTACATTATAAAAAGACCTTTTTTTAAACCTTGAAATTTTAATGTCGTAGGAGAAAATTCTTTTTTAATGGAATTGTTAGAAGATTTTTTAATTTTTGTTGATGTAATATAGTTTGTTTTGATTCCCGTCCAGACCAAACTATATTAATAGTTAGTATACATTGGAAGTTGATAAGCTCAAGGCGGGAAAACCAGAGTTTAACAACTTCTTTTTAAATATCATAATTAAAAAAACTGTGGAAGAGCAAGGCATTCAGTACCTAGTGCGGGAAATGTTGTAAGACCTTAACAAATAGAGAGGTAGTCAATCCTTTCATAGGTAGACATAGTGAGTTACTAAGGTGCAAGTCCTTACGAAGTCAATTGGCTTTGACAAAGTCGTTGTATAAGGTGCAAGTCCTTACTACCTATTCAGGTAAAAGTTTTTGATTATTTTTAAACGCCTTAAGTTAACCATACTAGTTGGGAACGTTAACAAAGCATATTAATAAATGATAGGTGGCAGGATGGTTCTAATTAGTAGGCTATACATGCGATAATAACGTGTATAGTCGAAGATTAGAAATAAAATAAATCTAATACCCAAGAGCGTTTTATAATATGGTATGGAAACAAACCGAAATAAAAAAGTAGGTGGAAACATAGACCATAAACAAAAATTCCAGTATTGGGTTATTAGAAATCTAAATAATATATAAATTATTTACTTAGCGATCCAAGGTTTCATTTTAGAAAAAATTATTGTTTGTGTCCAACCGTTTACTAGTTTCATTTAGGGACTAAATCAAGTAGAAACTAGTCCAAATAATAAATTTTATCCATATAAATTAGTTTATTCGACATTAGATGTTATTGATATTTTTTACTTAGTATCGTAACATCTAATGTTATTTATAAATACATTTTTAAAAGGAGGGTAATATGAGTAATTTTCAAAACAGACTTAAAAGTAAAATCGTTTGGATCAGTATTGTGTCAACTATATTATTAGTATTTAATCAGTTTGGAATTTTAAATGCTGTACAATCTGATTCAATAAAAAATGCAGCTGACGCAGTATTAACCATTTTTGTAGTATTCGGGATTTTAAACAATCCTAAAACACCAGATAAATTTTAAAAGGAAGCTAAGAATAAATAATAATGAAATGGAGGAATGAAAATGGCACATAAAATTTACTTAAGTGCTTCAACACAGCAAGACAACAAAGGTGTTGGAAATTATGGAACAGAAGAACAAAGAATGTTTATTCTTCGTGATTTAGTTGAACAGCTTATAAAAAGTGGTAATCATGGCAAGGACTTTATAATCGAAAAAAATAATAATAAAAGTTCTTCTTTATCTGCAATTATTAATGAATCAAATAGCTTTAATGCCAATACACATTGGGCATTTCATACAAATGCTGGGGCTAGTTCAGCTCGTGGTTGCGAAGTTTATTATTCATACTTGAATACAAATAACTCAGGCAAAAGAGCAGCTACTCTTTGGTATAATGAAATTTCCCCAATTACTCCGACATCTGATCGAGGTGTAAAGAAGGACAATACAGTATATTCAACAGGCTTTGCAGAATTGAGAAATACAAAAGCCATAGCGGTATTGGCTGAATTTATATTTCACACTAATATAAAAGATGTTAATTTCTTTTTAAGTAATATAAATAAATTTGCAATTGCAACCACAAAAGCAATTTATAAATATTACGGTTATACATATAAAGTTGAAAAAGTCGAAGGTTATACAGGAATATTAAAAGAATCATATGATAAAGGTTTGTTTACAGGAAAAGATTACGAAGAAAAAACTAATATTGATTTTGGAAAACTTTGTCATATCTTAAAAAACTTTGAGAATTACATGAAAAAGAAATATAATTTGAAATAATTTTACCTATCCCCTACCCTATTATTTAGTAAAAAATCGTATAATAGGGTAGGTTTTGAATAGGGAATAGAGGAGGCTAAGAAATTGTTTATTACCATAATAAAGGTTGTTTTACAAATAATTGCAAATAGAAATAAAAACGTTACAATTTATTTTTTTACTGAAGAAGAAATAGAAAAATTAAATTTATCAGATTTGGAAGAAAAGGAAGATTTTCCAATATATATGGGTGATGAACAAATTTAATTGCCTGGAATGTTTATATTACTTTAATTTATGGTATAATAGAACATATATTTGTTAGTAATATAGTTATTAAAAAAAAGGAGGTAATACAAATTGGATAATAATAACAAAGCTAAGACAGGTACACAAGTAAAAGGTTATGTATTCAGAAATGATAAAATACAATATCCAGTAACTAAAAAGATTACCAAATCATTATTAGGATCTCAATTAGAAGAAAGCATATTATTTAATAAACAAATTAAAGAAGATGATTATTTAAATAATGATGGTAGTAAAAAACTTAATGATAATGGAAGTATGATAACTAACTTAGATGTAAGAAAATCATTAGTTAAATGTAATAACAAACCATATGATATTTATATTAAATATTCTGTAGATAGAAATAAATATCTGGTTAGTTGTGGACATGATAATGGTAAAACTACAAGCTTATCATTTTTTAACAATATGTTTCAAGGGCTTGGAGCTGCTTATGAATTTATAGTAAAACATAGTATGGCTAAATAAGGTGGTTAAATGTTGGGTTTAAATGCATTACAAGAAAAATTCTGTATTGAATATGTACTGCATGGTAATACAATCAAAGCAGCCCGAAACGCTGGATATTGTAAAAAAGCTGTTAAAAAAGCTGAAAAAGAACAAACAAAAGAAGCTAGAGAGAGCGAACATAGCTTATTAAGACGACAAGCTTGTTTACTATTAAATAAAAAGGAAATAAAAAAAAGAATAGAAGAAATAACCAATGAAAATTACAAAGGTAAAATAGCAGATAAAGAAGATGCCTTAAAATTTTTATCTGAATTAATGGCAGATAAAAACGCAAAAGATTCAGATAGAATAAGAGCCGCCGAATTAATTTTAAGAAGATATCCAGTATTAGATGATGATGAAAAGGATGAAATAATATTTGAACGTTAGATTAAGGGATCATGTAACCAAACCATTTCAAAAACATATAGATACTATTTTAGATTCTAAACATATAGAAGTGGTTAACGAAGGCGGTCGGCATTCAACAAAAAGCTCTTTTTCGACAGAAATAACAATATTTGGTATGATGGAAGATTTTCACGTTAAGGGTGAAAAAACTCATGCTACTTGTATACGTAAGATTGGTAATACTTTAAAAGGTACTATATATTCTAAAATTATATGGACATTAAATAATTTTGGAATATCGCATTTGTGGAAATGTACTAAAAGCCCTTTGAAATGTGTATATAAACCATCAGGACAAGAAATTAGATTCCATGGTTGTGATGAACCAACAAAATTAAAATCAACAGAATTTGAGGAAGGATACTGTAGATATATTTTATATGAGGAAGCTGAGGAATTCGCTGGTATGGATGAAATACAAAGTGTTAATATTTCATTAGCCAGAGGTCCAAAATCAATAATAATGTATACTTATAATCCACCTCCAAGTAAACAACATTGGATCAATATTGAAATGATAAAAGAATATCCTGATCGAATTAGAATTCATTCAGATTATACAACTGTTCCATCTAAATGGATTAACCAAAGACAAATAAATACTATAGAACGTATGAAAAGAGAAAATTATGAAAAGTATTTAAATATTTATGAAGGACAAGTAACTGGAACAGGTGGCGAAGTTTTTAGAAATGTTAAACCTTTAAATATGAATGATATTCCATATATGATAGAGGATTTTGACAGAATTTACAATGGATTAGATTTTGGATCAGCTCATCCAACAGTATTTACAAGAAATTATTTATATGAAAATGATTTGTATGTATTTGATGAAATTTATAGAAGGGATATTTTGAATAAAGAATTGAAAAAAGAAATTGATAAAAGAATATCCTTTGAAGAACTTATAAAAGGTGACAATGCAGCTAGAAACCAAATAAGAGAACTATGTAACATGGGATTAAATGTTATACCATGTACAAAAGTCAAGGGAAAAGATGGTAGGGATCATAGTTTTAAATGGCTGCAAAATCTTTCAAATATTTATGTTGATCCTAATAGATGCCCAAATACATTTAGAGAATTAAATTCTTATATGTCCAAAAGAAATAAAGACGGAATAATAGTAGAAGAATTTCCAAAACTAAATGATGATTGTATAGATTCAATCAGATATGCATTAGACGAACATATATTCGTTGATGGCTGGACCGTACCGAAAGTTAAACCTGTATATTATTAATCGAGGAGGTGAGCAACATTGGATAAGGATACAATATTAGAAGCAATTGATAAATTTAAAGCATCTAAAGATTATAAAGATATACTGGAAGCTGAAAGATATTATGAAAGTAAATCTAAAATTAAGAATAGAATATTTAATTATTTTTATAATAATTCATTAAAAAAAGATCCATACAGGGCAAATAATAGAATTGCTAATAACTTCTTTAAAATGATAGTGGATCAAAAAGTAAGTTATTGTGTTGGAAAAGATATTACATTTGAAGATTATGAGCCATTATTAAATATTAATGACTTTATTGATGAATCAGCAGAGGAAGCTAGTATCAAAAAGAAATCCTGGTTACATATTTATATTAATGGATTATCTGAATTAAGTTATAAAATAATACCAACTGAAGAAGTTATTCCATATTATAATGATTTAGATGAATTGATATTCTTAATTAGATTTTACAAAAAGAATAATAAAGAATATGTTGAAACTTATGATAATAAAATCAAATCTACTTTTATATTAACGGCAAGACATGAACTCGAGTTTCAAAATAAAATCAATCATGTTTTAAGTAAGGATCAGGAAAAGCAAGATAGTGAATTATCATTTGGTAGGGTTCCATTTATTTGTTTATCTAACACTAAAAGAAATTTAAATGATTTAGAAATTATAAAGGATCTAATTGATGCTTATGATATTTGTTTAAGTGATTTTGCAAATAATTTTGAAGATTTCCAGGATATTATTATTAAATTAGTTAATTATAAAGGAAATACAAAAACAGAAGCGGATCTAGGTCAATTATTAGAATCTATAAAAAAATATGGCATAATTAATGTTGATGAAAATGGTAATGTAGAATTTCTAACAAAAGAAATACCAGTCGCCGCAAGAAAAGAATTTTTGGAAACAATAAGGAAGAATATCTATCTGTTTAGTCAAGCGGTTGACACCGATACATTAACAGGATCAAATTTAACTAATATAGTAATTAAAAGTAAATTTGAAAGCTTGGATCAAAAGGCAAATAAATTTATTAAACAACTTAAAATGTTTATTAAAGAAATAATGATTTTTGAGAATATTTTTAGAAAATTAAAAAATTTGAAGGAATTAGATATTAATAAAGCAAAGATTATATTTAATAAGAGGTTATTAATTAATGAATCTGAATTAATTGATAATTTGGTTAAAAGTGATGATATGTTATCTCAAGAAACCAGGACCATGTTAAACCCATATTCTACTGAGGACGAATATAATAAACTTAAAAAAGAAATGAATGGAGGGTCAGAAGAAAATGAAGATCCAGAAGGTGATTAATGATTTATTTGAATATGTGAATAAAAGATTATTGTCTTTGAAACCATTTTTTATAAAAGTTATGGTCAAGCCTGTAAAATCAATTAAAGATTATTTTGATAGATTATTTAGGGTTTTAGCGAATGATACACATAAAAACTTACTTAAAAGATTTAATATTAAATATAATGAAATAAATTTTGAAGCTGTAATAACTAAATATAATTTTAAGAAAAGAATAGACAATCATTTATTAAAACTTCAAAAGAAAATTAATATTATATTTAAAAATGTTAGTAGAGAATTTAAATTAAATATTAAACAAATATCTACTAATTTTGAAAAATATGTAAAAAAATCGACTGCAGAATTGAAAAAAGGATTTAAAACATTTTATAGAAGAATTAGATTTATAAAAAATCAAGAATCCCATAGAATAAAAGAAAATGTAAAATCTATTACAGCAAAAATAATAAA